CGTATCGTGGGGGTGTACCAAATGGTACACTTGGGTAAGAGCTTGCACAAGGGGTGGAGAATGGTGGGTAGGATTGTACACAGATCTTGGGAATGCGGTTACCCGGACGCAAGGATCGTGCCATATGCGGAAAGCTATATGAAGCTATATGTTGTACCTGGGGCACATGCTAGGTACTATATCTTGTACCTGTATGAGATATTGGGGAATCTGGGGCGGCTGGCATGGGGATTGCGACAAGCAATGGCAGAAACAGGATCGGGGTGCCTAACAATGAGACTCAAGCCCAACACGCAGATTAAGACCCTGGCCAAGTTGTGCACGCCTTCCGAAGAGGAGCGGCTAATTGCGCTCCTTGAGGGCATCGAGAACCGGGAGAGGAGCAGGAGCCCCATAAACCCGGTGAAATGTTCGGTCGCGATCCGTCGCCTTGTGCGACAGGACAAACTATAACAGACTTGGACGAGGAGGGCACGGGAAACACGGGAAACACACAATAACTAACCTTGACTTTCGCCGTATGATTCCCGCGCCCTCCTCGTCCAAGCAAAAAAGGAGCCAGAACCGTGAAAATGATTACCCTCACACACAACGGATTCCACGGCCACAACACCGTGCGCTTTCGCGTGCCGGATGACACCAAACCGGGAGATCAAGTTACCATCAGTCGACAGGTAGCGCGACGGCTGGATAGCGCGGTGTGCAGTGGTAGAGATTGTCAATGCGGGGAGCATATCACACAAGATGCCTATCATGCTGATGATGATCTATGCACTGTTGATTTGCCTGATACTAGCGACCTCGACAACCTAGAAATACGCGGGAACTATCCACAAACATGAAAACCACACAAGCGAAACAGACAGCCGAATGCTTACAGACATGGCGCAAGGAGCGGATCGAATTGTGGAAGTTTGCGTCGAGTCTGATAAACGCCTATGTCGTTTTTTCTTTTGGGCAAGTTAGGACCTTTCGCCACGAGGAGAATGCGCAAAACTGGATTAGACTGTTGAGGGTACGGAGATGAAAAGAGAACAGGCGGACTCCTGGCAGTTAGACCCGACGCACCTACGGCAAAGAGGTTGTGTCCAGGTCTGGGGCTCTAATGGTGTCATGCTGACAGCGCGCCAACTTGTTGACGGTGCAAAAGAAGCCGTCAAAAAAGGTGAAGCGTATGTCATATCGGATCAAGCGATTGGCCTTTTTGAGGATGGACCATATTGGAAATGACAGACACCACTCCAGACCGCGAAGCCGAAACAGACTCCCAACCTGTGAGGGAAGGTGAGCTGATCGAGGCACAGCTGCGATTTTTCATGGGATGCTTGCTTGCTCCTCTGGACGGCGGACGGTGGGACGGTGACGACGGCGAAAATCCAGGCTCCTCGTCCAGATAGGTTTGACAATGAAAACCGAAACACAAGAAACTCTTGCCGAACCCGCCAAAAGCATAAACGAAAAGGCTGGCGGCTTTGAGCGGAAACGTCGCTGGCGGGCGATTATTGGCAGATATGAGGGCGAAGTTGATATGCTCCTCGCAAATAGCCGCAAGAGGTACAAGCCGAAAATAGGTGCGGTTGTGTCGAACCTTGTCCCTGTTATAGATGATGATGGAGAGATTGTCGAACCAGGGACGCGCCTTGTTGTCTTGGACGTGACGCCAAGTGTGCGCCCGGTATTGTCGAAAGATCAAATCTCTGATGCCTACCTTGCCGCACAAGGCATGGACAGATACGACCACTTTTTGAATCTCGAACGCCTGCATGGTAGCAAGGCGCGAATTCGTGAAAATCGGATTGTTGTTCAAAAGGTTTGATGGTGCTCAAAGTAACACACAAAACTACTCTTCGCGAACTTGTGAATATCTCCGGCAATAAGGAGCTCCTCGCTCTAGCTGATCTTTTGGACGATCTAGCGAAGGCTGGGAAAGCAGAGCTTGCGGAATTCAATCTTTCGGAGAATTTACGGACTTTCTTCTACGCTGAATTTCTCAGGCGTAGAAGAGAAGGTTGAAGCAATGAAAACCACACAACGAAGAAAGCAAAGAACAATGAAGCTCCCATACGCTCTTGACTTTATGCTCTGCAGGCTCTTCGATGTTCCAAGAGATGAAGCCTTGCGAAAAACGCATCCCCATCTGTGGGGTGGACGGTATGCTGAAGACTATACCGAAGAGATCGTGCGCAAGATTGCACGTGGACCAAGACCGCCTGAAGACACTGGAAGCGATGCTACGGAAGAGCAAATCCAGTATGTCCTGAAAACAATCAAGGAATTTTTTCGTCAATATCTACACAAGGAATGGGCCATTAAAGCCTTGGCTGGTTTGAACGGCGAAGAAAGGGAAAAACAATGACAACTCCTATGAAGACCCCTGTTATTTTTCGCAAATGGCGTCCGCGCAACGGTGTGATTATCGCCCTGTTCCCGACAATCCCCGCAGATTTGGTCGGCGCATACTGTCAAAGCTACGAGCACGTCGGGGGGCACGGCGGGGCAGATTATGAGCTGACAATGCGGTTG